GTTTTGTTTGTTAATGTATCAGTTGTGTCTCGACCAACCAAAGTATCAGTAGACGTTGGCAGTGTCAGAGTGCCTGTATTACTAATAGTAGAAATAACAGGAGCAGTAAGTGTTTTGTTTGTAAGGGTTTGAGTACCCGTAAGCGTAGTCACAGTTGAATCAATTGCAACCGTCAGCGTATTAGTCGCGCCAGTTGTATCAATACCCGTGCCACCAGCAATCGTAAAAGTTTCAGAGTCTAGATCAATGCTTAATGCACCACCAGAGTCACCCTGAAAGTCTAAGTCTTGTGCAGTTACTTGAGAGTCTACATAAGCTTTGACTGATTGTTGTGTAGGCACAAGCGTTGCAGAATTAGATACCATATCATCTTCATCTACAAAGGCCGTAATAGTTATTGTACCGTCTGATAGGCTTCCGTAAGTTATAGTGCCTAATGTTGTAATAGCTGATGAGCCATTATCAATAGCTCCAAACCCTGAAGTAATAGAACCAGCATTTAAGGCTCCAACAGTCGTTACGTTTGGAAGAGTATCTAGTGCAGACTCAAAATAAGTTTCAAAGTCTGTAAGAGCTACTTGCACCATTACGCCTGCATCGTTGACTACAACACGGTCAGCGTCTGCAAGCGTAGTAGATGTAGCAGTTGTACCACCATCTACAATATTTAATTCAGTAGCCGTAGAGGTAATTGCAGTTCCACCAATAGACAGCGTAGAGAAATTACCTGTGGAGGCTGTTGTAGCTCCAATAGCTGTATTATCAATTGTGCCTGCATTAATATCAGCAGTATCAGCTACAAGGCTATCAATGTTGGCTGTACCATCAATATAAAGGTTTCGCCACTCTTTTGTAGAAGTTCCAAGATCATAAGTATTATCAACATCTGGAACAATATGCGAAGCTACATCTGCACCAATTGTAATGGTGTCTGTATCTGCATCCCCAAACGTAAGATTACCAGAGATTGTAGCGTTGCCCGTAACAGTTAGATTACCACCAATACTCAAGTCATTAGTTGCTGTGACATTTCCTGTCAGTGTAGAAGTGCCTGTTACAGCCAACGTAGAGCTTAGTGTGGTCGCTCCAGCGACACCAAGGGTACTGGATAGGGTCGTAGCTCCTGTCACTCCTAGAGTGCTAGAGAGCGTTGTAGCGCCTGTTACGCCAAGAGTTGTTCCAACTGTAGCGGCCCCATCAACCGTCAATGTGTCAATAGTTGCTGTACCGTCTAAATAAAGATCTTTAAACTCTAATGAGCTAGTACCAAGATCAATGTCGTTATCAGTTACGGGTACAATAGCACCATCTTGAATACGAATTTGTTCTACAGCGGCACTAGAAACTTCTACAAAAAAGCCCCAACGATTGTTGGTACTATCTACTACAATTTTATTTAAAAAGTCTAAGTCACCAATCTGAGGTATATTACCGCCTTGACCGGCTGTTCCATCGTGTCGGTGTCCAGTAGAAGTTGAACTGCTACTAGAATAATTAAATGCGTTGACTAACTGATTATATTCATCATTAAATAACGCAGCAGTAATTGTATCGCCATCTGAAAATGTACTTTGTCGTGTATAAGCTTGGGCCATTATTATCTCCTACCTGATGGCATATAATCTATATAAAAACCATTAACAGCAAAAGAACTTTGTTTATCATTTGTTCTTATTCTTAAACTGACTGTGTTTGCACTTCCTTCTACTGTTTGTCTAATCATTGGGTCGTTTGTGCCACCAAATGTCGTGCTTCCAAATATAGATGTTCCAAAAATAGCCGGTACAGGAATTGTCGTTAATTCATAATCACTAGGCTGAACAATTTCTGTAGACTTATAATCATATCTTAGTCTTAAGGTTGGTGACACTTCACCTTCAGGCGAAAAAGAAGTTCTAAGATATTTAAAAGTTTTTCGTGTTCCAATATCACCGCAGTCTAAATCGGCTGTTTCGTATGTCGCAAGAATATTATTTTCTACGCCATCATAAATAAAGCTTGTTCCGGTATCATGATTATACACATAGCCATTTCTATCGCCGTGATATTTTTTTTCTAAACCAGTATAATCAATTTCAGAACTTAAACCAAAAGCCTGTATGCCTTCTGTTTCAGACCATTCAAAACCTTGACCAGTAAAAGTACCTATAATACCTTTTGAGTTTGAAGCCGCTTGATTAGCTTCTGCATAAAATAACCTATATTGTGATTTTGATCTAAGTACGCAACTGTCTATAACAAATGAATTTATATTAACTGCAATGTTAGAAATAATGTTTTGTATTTGCCTTGAAATAGAACTTAATTCTGTATCGCCAATTCGCGATGTACCTGCAACAGTACGAATACCATCAGGGGCTAAGAATACTAGATCACCACCAATTTCTTGGATACTATAACCACTAAGACAGCCTACGTTTTCTGCAATAGGATCAATACGAACAGTTTGAGAATCATTTATATTTATAAGTTTATGTATACTATTTCTTGCAAATACAATTAAGTCTGTTCTAAAACCCTTAATCCCCTGTATTTGATCTGATATAGTTACTGCACCAGCACCGGTTCCAGAAAAATCTGTTGGGTCATTATTAACACTGTAATAAACAGTACTTAAACTTCCTGTTACCCCTGCGGCAACTAAATGATGGTCGTGTACTGTAATATATTTTACACCATTAGTCCCTGAAACTGCAACTTCTTCTGCATAAAAAGTACGAGTATTTAACGCACCAGTACCCTCCATACGAAAAATATAAAGTTTATTAGAGCCATCAGCAATAATAAGTTGCCCATAATTATATGTAGCACCTTCAAATACTGCAAATTGGCACTGGCCTTGATTTGTTCTTGTTAAAGTTGATCGACCAGAAAAAGTTGTATAATTATCACCGCTATTAGAAACGGCTGAGCGATTAATTTTTAACCATGTAATGCCATCATTACTGAAAAATATGTCTGTCCCTGAGCAAACTACAAGTCCATCTGCATAGGGATAAGTGCCTAAAATTCTATTTCCGCTATTCGGTCGGGTAGCTGAATCACCACCAAAAGCCGTAAAGCCATTAATACGTCGATAACCACCATCAGGATCTACTTCAAAATTATCTAGTATTGTTGCAAATCCGGGTTGACCTAAGATTTCCAAAGAGTTAAGGTTTGTATTTAAACCACCTCTACATGAAAAACCAAACGCCTGAGACATTAAACAAATCTCCTGCGATCATCTTTTATGTAGAAAGGCTCTGGAACCATTAAATTAGATTTCATAAGTCTCAAGCCACGGCGATATTCTTCAAGAGCTAAAGCGGCTGGTTGAACAGCTTCTTTAAATTGATGAACAAAATACCTAGCCCTTGCTAAGAGTACGGTTTTATAGACATCTGGAAAAACAATTTCGTCTGAAAAATCTGAAAGCTGTGTAGGCTGGTTATACGCATAAAACCAAACACGGTATACTTTGTCTGGAATTGGGCTTAGTCCAAACATACGCCCATCAGGACTGCGAATAACGCGCTTAGGTTCACCGCCGTTTGCATTTTCAGCATCGTCTGCGTTTTCTCTGGCCCTATAAAAATCTTTCCATTCTTCAATGGTTGTAAATTTAAGATTTTTAGCAACATAGGGGGCTACTTCGCTTGTAACACCAACAGTAGTTAAATAAAAATTGTCCCAATCTATTGCGCCATAATCGTCTTTTATAGAGTCGCTGGCAGGCTTTAGCTCATACCAACGAGTATTAGCAACAGTTTCAACATAGACATTACCGTACATAGGGTCTGTAGTCCCACTGTCAGCTACTGACAAAAAAGGCCATTGGGGTTCTTCTAGAACAATGTCAAGGTATGCTCTGTTTATACAATCTTTGGCGTGTGCTTGAATACCAATAGCACTAGAAAAATTACTAGTAGTCAGCGGGACTTCATTCATTTCACGCAAAAGTTCGTTTGTCAACTGTAAGTATGTTGTTGCCATTATTTTTTATGAACCTTTTGGATTGGAAAGTCTACGGCTTTAGAAGCTCCTTTGTGGGCTTTGTAACCGTCTTTAGGATCTTTCATTAGCTTAAAGCTTTTACCGCTTTTCATCCAATGATAGCCTTCGGGGGCCTTTACTTTCATTTTTGCTTCATTGACTCGTTATGGTCTGGAGACATTTGCTTGGCTTCCATTTCCATAATATTATTATAGTCATGGGCCATACCGCCTTTAGACATCATGTTTCGCTTTGAACCATATCCACCGCCCATATACATAGAACGTGTTTTACCGCCTATCATGTAGTCTACTCGCTTTTTATCTTTCATTTTTTTCTTCCTTATCTTTCTTGCCAAATATTTTGTCGTAGTTATCTGAATACTTTTTGTGGTCTACACTACGGTAACGCCCTCTTTTGTTTTCAGTCAACTTCATGCTAATTGGCTTGTTAGGAGTTGAAATTAATGGCATACTTTAGTCCTTTAAAAACGGGAGGGGTATTTCACCCTCCCATCCCAGCATCTTAGTCGATGTTGTAGTAAGCACCGATCAGTGCTTCAGGGCGCAGAACTTTAGCACCCCAAACGTGCAGACCGCGAACAATGTCACCAAAGCTAGAAGGATCACGAATGACCTCTGTGCTAGTGATGGATTGTGCAGTTGCAACAGCACTCATATGACCAGCCAGCATAAAGCCAGTTGCGTTAGACGTAGCAGGCATATTGTTTGACTTGTACATGGAGAATCCACGCAACTTGCCAGAACTTACCAGACCGTTACGAATAGAGCCTTGGCCTGCGTTGAAGTCTACTGACAGAAGCTTAGAACCGCTCTGAGAGAGTTGCTCATAGAAGTCAGGAGAAGCTACAACCCAACGACCCTCTTCAGGTACGTTTTGGTCATCTAGCAAACGAGCCATGCGAGCAAGAACGTCCAAAGGATCAGTCTCGCCAGAAATACCTACGTCAATAGCACCAGCGCCGTCATAGGCTCCAGCCGCCAGCGGAGTAGCTGAGTCAGCACCCAGAGTGTGGTCGGGTGCAGATGCAGACAAGCCAGCTTGCATAATTGCAAACACGCCTTCGTCAAACGCATCACGCAACGCATAAGCCGCTGAAGAAGATGCTACTTCCTTGAAGTTTACGTGCGACATCTTGGTTTCAATGTCATCGACAATGAACTTGAATGCGTTTGCACGATCAACAACAAGAGTAAGCTCTTGGTCAGTCAGCTTGGTAGACGTTACGTCAGCACCACGCTCATACTGGTAGACGGTGATTACCGGCTCTTTGATGATGTTTACGCTATCACCAAATGCCGCAATCTCGCCAGCATAATCAGTGTTGGTTACGGCTTCACAGACTGATGCCTTACGGAAGAAGTTAAGTACCTTCTTGCTGTAGACAGCAGGCAGGAAGAATGAATTATTTTGACCCGCTACAGAGTTGGCAAAGTTTGCATCTGTATCTGTGGCAGGCTCAAAATATTGGTCACTTACGTTATA